CGTCTCCGTCTCCAACTCGATCGTCACGGTCAAATTCCTGCTCGCTGCGACGACGAACTCGCCCTATACGCTGCCGAACGTCACGGTCCCGATCGCTGGGCCGGAATACGTCCGGATGCCGACGCAGGTCGGCGACAAGGGAATCGTGATCCCTTCGGATGTCTACCTTGGCGGTATTTCCGGGCTCGGCGGCGGGACCGCCGATCTTTCGCTCCAAGCGAATCTCTCGTCGCTGATCTTCCTCTCAATCGGGAACAAGAACTTCAGCGCGACGGACGATCCGAACGCGGTCGTGATCTACGGGCCGAACGGAACCATCCTCCGCAACATCGCGAAGACGGTCACCCTCACGCTGAATGAATCCGGTGGAGTGGTCATCGCGGGCACTGCCGCGACGGAGAAAGTCAGTCGTCTGGTCACCGCCGCGTTTGAGGCCCTGTTCAATAATCACACGCATCCCTCGAACGGCTCGCCTCCAACTCAGCAGATGACCTCCGCGCAGCTAACGACTATCCTCACGGCGCAGTAGGGAATCGGGAGGCCGCCATTAGGACGTGGGGAAGGGTGTTTTATCTCAATCCGGACGGGACGCGGGCGAAGCCGCAGCCGCCCGGGTATCCGTACTGGGAAGCCATTGAGACCGATCCAGTAACTGGGTCGAATGACTTGGTATGGCTCGTGACTCTTTGTCAGGTTCTTTTACTTAATTTGGGTGAAAGTCCTTTTTATGCTTCTTTCGGCTTACCCGCCGAACAGTCCGTCATCCAACAGGTCTGGCCCGATTACTACGTCGCGCGGACGCAACAACTGTTCGCGCAATACTTCGCTGCGTTGATCGTCTCGCGCGTGCCTGGGGCGACGAAGCCGACCTATCAGATAAATGTTACAACGAACACTGGTGTAAAAATCACGCAACAAATTCCGGAATGAGAGCGCGATGTCGAACATCTACGACTTCACGATAGGCCCATCTGGCGCGCAGCCGACGCCGCCGGCGGCGCTGCTCGCGGACCTCATCGCTTCGGTCACGGCCGTCGTTCCCGGGATAACTTTCACGTTGCCAGCGAGTTTGATCGAGGACATCTCGTCCACCGAAGTCGGCGCACTGGTGATGTGCGACACTGCGGCGGTCGAGACGATCAACTCGATCTCACCATCGACCGCGAACCCGTTCATGTTGTCCCAACTTGGGCAGGTTTATCTCGGGCCGGGCTCTGCGCCGGCGGTGCCGACGAACACGTCGGTCTACGTCGTCTTCTACGCGGAGGACGCCAGCTCAAACCCATTGCCGGGCTATGTCATCCCGGTCGGATTCACGGTTTCCGACGGAACGTACCAGTACATCATCCAGAACGGCGGCGTCACGACGTCGAGCGGCTATTCCTCGCCGATCTTCTGCCAAGCGACGATCCCCGGCACCTGGGCGGTGCCGACGAACTCCGTCTCGCAGATCGTGACTTCCGTTCCAGGGACCATCACGCTCACTTGCACGAATCCGACGCCGGGGACTTCCGGCGGCCCTGCGGAGACGCAGGCGCAGTACCGCGCGCGCGTCGTTCAGGCCGGGCAAGCCATATCCACCGGGGCGCCGCAGCAATTGAAGACGCTGCTGGGCCAAGTCCCCGGCGTCCAGCAGCGATTGATCTCCGTCGTTCAAGCGGAAAACGGGAACTGGGAGATCATCGTCGGCGGCGGCGATCCTTACGAAGTAGCGAACGCAATCTGCGATTCCGGGATCAACATTCAGGGAGTCACCGGATCGACGCTCGCGATCACCGCCGTCACCCAAGCCGTGAGCGCGCAGATCACGACCGACATCAATCACGGCTATAGCGCCGGACAGCAGGCGACGGCGACCGGCATCGTCGGGATGACTAATCTCAACGGCATCCTCTTCACCGTCGAAACGATCATTGACGAGAAGAACTTCACCATCAACGTCAACACGACCGGCTTCCCGGCCTACGTCAGCGGCGGCGTGCTGTCGCCGAACCTACGGAACGTCACCGTCAGCATCTACGATTACCCAGATCAGTACGCGATCACGTTCGTCAATCCGCCGCAACAAACCGTGACCATCGCGGTGACCTGGAACACGACCGGGCCGAACTTCGTCTCCCAGAGCGCGATCGAGCAACTCGCCGGCCCGGCGATCGCGGCCTACGTCAACTCGATTCCGGTCGGACAGCCGATCAATGCGCTGGAGCTCGACGACGCATTCATCGAAGCGGTCGCCAGCGTGCTTCTGGAATCGCAGATCTCGGTCCTGACCTACGCGGTCTCGATCAACGGCGTGTCGACGCCGCCGCAGAGCGGGACGAAGCTCTATTTCGGGGACCCGGAATCGTATTTCGAGGCCACGGTCGCTGGAATAACTTTCGTTCAGGGATGAACCGATGACGGCGCCCATATCGCTTTATCCGCTTGCAAATTCGGCTATTGCCGTCGGCGGCAGGGCGGTCACGGTTGCCTATGGACCGTTCCTTGGCGGCATCATCACGAATCCGGCATCGACGGAACAGCAAGGAATCGGGACGGCGGAAGTCATCTACGTCGACCCGACCGGCGCTCCCGCAGGACTTGCGGTCACGGAGACGACGATCGCGATCCAGCCCGGCGCATCCTACTTCTTCACGCCGGATCAGACGACAAGCATCAGCGTCAACGCGGCGACGGCTGGACATAGATTCTCCGGCTTCGTCACTCAGACGCCGACACCCTATCCGCCGGTGCCACAGGTCGGGACGTTCCCACCGCCGGGGCCGACCACGTTGACGTCGCTCGGTGCCCCTGGCGAGACCGTCTGGATGGGCTCTTACCTCTATCAAGAATACGCGGACGACGACAATTTGCAGGCCTTCGTCGCGGCGTTCAATTCGATCGCCAACGAGTTCGTCGCCTTCTTCGCCACGATCATGCTGCCGGTTTACACGAATCCATTGATCGTCGGCGCGCTGCTCGATTGGGTGGCGGAAGGCATCTACGGGATGACGCGCCCCGCGCTCTCCTCCGGGAAGAACCTCGATATCGGCCCGCTGAATACCTGGGGCTACAATAAACTAGGATTCAACGTCCGGAAGCTCGTCGGGCCCAGGAACATCACGGTCACGTCCGACGACGTCTTCAAGCGGATCATGACCTGGAACTTCTACAAGGGCGACGGCAATGTCTTCAATGTTCGCTGGCTGAAGCGGCGGATCATGCGGTTCCTGATCGGGCCTAATGGAATGGCGCCGAACGTCGATCAGACCTACCAGATCAGCGTCACTTACGGACCAGGGATCATTGCCGTCCGGCTTTCTTACGGAACGCGGACCATCACTGGGGGTGCGCTCTACAACCGTTTCGGCTACAACAGGATGCCGTTCAACGCGCTGCGGACGATATTCTCCAGCGGATCGAGTCCACCGATGTATGCTAATGTTCTGGCTGAAGCGGTCGAATCGGGCGTGCTGATCCTGCCATTTCAGAATCAGGTCGTGATAAGCATCTGATCCGGGAGAGGGACTGATAGATGGCCGTGTTTATCTTCAGCAATGACGCCAGCTCGACACTGGCCGCCCCGATCTCGAGCACGGCGACGACGCTGACGCTGGCGTCCGGCACCGGCGCGCTCTTTCCCGTTCCGAGTTCGAATCAGCAGTTCTCGCTGACGATGAACGACGCCGCGACCGGGCTGCTGACGGAAATCATCTACGTTCAGACGGTTTCCGGTGACACATTTGGCTCGGTTTCGCTTCCGCTCCTCCGCGGCCAGGAAGGCACGACGGCGCAGGCGTGGCTTGCAGGCGATCTCGCCGCTAACTTACTTACCGCCGGACAGATGGAGGCGATGCTTCAAGTCTCGACGCTCTATCCGTCGAGGATCGTGACGGCGAGCGGCGTCTTCGCGATGACGACTGCGGATGCGAACGGGCATGTCGGCTTGAACAGGACGGTTTCGGTTGCGGCTTCCTCGACGACGCTGCCGCCGAACGCGGAAGATGGACAGGAATACGGCATCGAGGACTTGGCGGGGAACTTCTCGACTTATCCAGTGACGGTGAACGCGCCGGCCGGACAGACTATCGCTGGCGAGGCCGCCGTCGTGCTCAATTACAATCGGCAATGCGCACGCTTCGTCTACTACGGCAACAACATCTGGAGCGTCAAATTATGAGGCTAAACGGAAAATTTTTCATTGGTGTTGCACTTCTCGCTGCGGTCGCCGCCGGATCATTTCTCTCGCAATACGTCGGCAAGGCGCGCGCGCAGCTTGACGCGGTCCAGACTTGGGTCACCAGCGCAAACGTCGGCGGCACGTCGAACGCGGTGATTTTGACGATTCCCAACGTCACATCATCAAGTGATCTACTCGGCGTACCTCTCCGCTTTCTGCCGGCTTCTTCCAATTCCGCCGGCGCAACGACGGTCACGATTTACAACGGCTTCTCGAATGTTCTGACGACGCAGACTGTCTATCGAGTATCGGGCGGCGCGTTGGTCCCGATCGCTGGCGGCGACTTCGGTTCTGGGGTCCGCGCCGAGATCATCTGGGATGGCACGCAGTTCACACAGACAAATCCGGCGACCGGCACAGATCCGGTAGGAACGGAAAAACTGTTCAGTGGGGCAGCCGCCGCCCTCCCGTCTGGCTATCTCGTCGAGAACGGCATCTGTATGTCTCAAACTACCTATCCCGCGCTGTACGCGAGTTACGGCAGCACGGACCTCTATTCGCCGGGATCGACCGGCGGCGCTTGTCCTGGCGGGCAATTCCACATCAAGTTCGCCAATGGTCGCGCCTCGGTCGCTGCGGACACCCAAGGCGGCGTGACGGCGAATATCTTGACGAACTCTGGGAGCGGCTGCGCCGCGACGGGGCCGGGGGTGAACTGCGGCGCGCAGAACCGCACGCTGGCGCAGAGTTCTCTCCCGAATGTCACTCTCGGCGGTTCCGCCACCATAACGGGCCACAACTCGGACGGCGCAGTCGGCATTGGTCAAGGCGGCGCGTTCGGTGGTCAACCCTGGAACGCCGGTCCTGGCGCGAACGCACCATCGGGAAACCAGGCACTCTCGACGGAACCAACGTGGTCACAGGATTCTGGCTCGATAACGACGAACTCTATCAACGGCGGCGTCACTCAGATTGCCGTGCCCACGGTCCAACCGACCTCCACCGTCATCATGCTCGTGAAGTACTGATATGACAGTGACTCCCGTCACCCCAGGTCCCGGTCTCGTCTCCCAGATCGCGACGGGAGGCAATCCCGTTGAAGTGATTCCCGCCAATCCGAACGGCGGATTCATCACCAATCCGGCCACGGCGACGGAGATGCTATTCGTGAGCCCAGTCACCGAGGCGGAACTCGCCGCTGGCGGGACTACGTTCGGTCTCGCGCCGGGGCAGACTTGGACCGTCATTCCTGGCCAGACGACCGCAACTACATGCAATGCCGCGTCTAGTGGGCATGGCTTTTCTGCGATCTATTGGTGAATCGGATGAGAACGATCCTCGCGCTGATCTTTTCTCTGCTCGCAACCGCCGCCTCGGCGCAGCCGGGACCGGGACCGACGCAGCCTTGGGTTCAGAACGGGCCGTTGATCTACTACCCGAACGGCAGCGTGAACGCCGGAACATCATCATTGAACAACACCGGCGCCGGCACGTTCAATGCGAGCGACGGTTACTATCTCAACAACTCGCTGGTTCAATCGGTCACGGCGACGGACGCGCCGCTCAACTACAGCGCCGGGACACTCTCGCTCAACATCAACAGCAGCCTCACCGTCGACGGTAGCAACAATCTCGGCATCAACCTGTCGCACGCGAATAGTTGGTTAGCACCACAAACTTTTTCCGACGGTGCAACTTTTTCCGCCGCGATTACTTACGGCGGCGTCACGCTGTCGAACTCGGTCACCGGCACCGGGGCGATGGTGCTTTCTTCCGGATCGACGATCGCCAACCCGACCTTCACTGGCTCTGTCTCGGCGGCCGGTCTCATTACGAACACCGACCTCGCCTTCGATTACGTTTACGTGAATGGCGTGCCGTGCACGCTCGGCGTCGCATCTCCCGGTTGCTCGATTACGGCGACGGCGGCGAATGTCACCGTCGGCGGCGGCTCTCCGACCGGCGTCATCAACGGCACGCCCGGCGATATTCTTGCCGTGGGAAGCGGGCCGAGCCTGACGCAGATCGCGGTCACCGGCAGCGGCAGTGTCGTGCTTGCCACCGCACCTACCATCGCCGGGGAAACCGTGTCGGGCACGGCGAACTTTACCGGCACGTTCGAGATCGGCGGGCAGGCCGAAACTTTTCCGGCAAGCGGCCTTTTGGTCGGCACGACCGACACGCAATCTCTGACCAATAAGTCGATCGCGGGTTCCGAGATCAATTCCGGCACGGTCGGTGCCGCATATCTCCCCATCGCCACTTCGGCCGCGCAAGGCATCGTACAAGGTGACGGCTCGACGCTGACAATATCGACCGGCGTGATTTCCTGCACAACAATGACGGCGTCGCAGATCGGGTGCGGCTATCCCGACAACTCGACGATCGTCGTCGTCAGCGGCAAGCTGACGGTGATCGGAGCGGCCGCATCAAGCATCACGATCGGCGTGACCTCGATCGGCGGCGGCACATCGGGCGATTTGCTCTCCAACAACAGTGGCACGTTGAGTCAAGTCTCGCTCGGCACCGGATTCTCGGTGAGTGGTGGTGCGATCAACACGCCGTGGAGTTACAGTGGCGTCAACATCACCAGCAACAATTCCGGCTATGTTGGCATCGGCAGCGGCGAGTTTCTTATTGCCGATACTGTGAGCTTGCCTACAAGTCCGAATAGCGGCACTTATTTGAACATAGATTCCATCAACGGCATTGGTTACGCCCAGGAGTATAATTACAGCACTTCGACTTATGGCACATTCGACATTGCTAATCTCAATCTCGCGGTTGGAACTCTCTCAATCGGCGGCAAGTCGCAATACGATACGCCGCAGGTGCATGACCCTGGCTGCGGTACGTCTGGGCACGATTGTTCGACGGCTTGGCAAGATTGCGTCAATACCGCTGCAGCTGGGGGGCGGTGCCACGTGCCTGCGGGAACCTATTCGATCGGCACTTGCGCGACGATCACTGGCGCGGTCACAGGTGGCATGATTGATGGTGGCGGATACAGCACCAATATGCAGGCGACCGGAGCGACCAATTGCATTCTGAGCATTGGCGATGGCACAAATACAATAACAAATTTTCAATTAAATAATATGAGGTTTACTCACTCCGGGACGCCGACCGGCGGCAACATGTTAACTGCTCAAGGTGTCAGCCCTTTCACGTCTAGCAATATCTGGATGGACAGCAACATCTGGAGCGGCGCGCAGTTTTCGGGTAATTCCAGCGCCGGCCTTGGCGAAATCAGCCTTCGTAATTGGCATGTCAATAACTGTCTCGGAAATGGGATTGTCGTCTACAGCTCGGCTCCTAACGCCGAATTTTATATTGATCCTGCCAGCATCATTTTGGGATGCGCTTATAGCGGGATTATAATCGGCGGCGGTATGGGCGGCGTCCGTATTGCCGCTGGCTCAATTCTGAACGCATACGGAATAACCATTGAAACGTCACTTGGCGGGATTGCTAACCGCGAAATCTTTATGAACACGAATAGCGATGTTGATAGCAACACGTCTGGTGGAGTGGTCGTCGGCACCAATTCTATGGCCCTTTTGGAGTGTGTTGGTTGCTGGTCGGCAGGTAATACAGGCAATGGATTTAGTATCCCTACACAATCCGGCAGTGCTGGAGCCGGCGGATCGTATTCAAAGTTCGTCGGCGCCCACGTTGCCAGCAACTCTAGTACAGGAATAAGCCTGACGGACAGCGGCGGCAATTATGTCATCTCGGGTAGCACAATCGTCGCTAACGCTTACGGCATTGGAACGTCTGGCTTAGGCTCAATCGCCATCAACGGCAATCTGATAACATCTAACACCAACAACGACAGCATCGGCGCCGTGATCAGCCGGTGCAACGGCAACATCGGCTCCAATGCTTCGTCGAATACTGCGTGCTAGGAGAACGAGCAACATGGACATGGCGACGATGACGGTGCTGATCTGTGCTTCGCTGGCGAACTGTGTGGCCGGAAACGCGCTGCAC